TCACAATGTGGACATTGGGTTTAGCTTCATCGCTTCATTCAAATAATCCGGAGCAAGGTGAGCATAAGTCATTGTTTGCATAATCGTTGAATGACCTAGGATTTTTTGCAACGTTAAAATATTGCCCCCGTTCATCATAAAATGACTCGCAAAAGTATGTCTTAAAACATGCGTTGCCTGACCTTTAGGTAAATCAAAGCCCTGCGCTTTCAGCACATCATAAAACTCCATGTATGAACCATTAAACAACCGACCTGTTTTCCCATTGTAGATATCATTCATTAATTCTGGCGTTATAGGTACAGTTCTGTTTTTACCATTTTTGGTATCATTGAACGTAACTCGCCCATGAATAATATCATTTCCCCGTAGTTCTGCTGCTTCACTCCAACGTGCACCCGTAGATAAACACAACTTAGCAATATTAAGTTCATCGCCACCAAGATTATCCAGCAACTGAATGATTTCTTTTTTATTCAAAAAACCCATTTCTGTTGCGCGTATCTTGAGTTTGCCGATCCCTTTTAATGGGTGTTCGTTATGAAACTCACCAGCTTTTATCAATACTGTAAAAACACCACTTAGCCTGACTTGGCTCCTATTGATCGTTGTTGCTTTATTCCCGATAGCCATTTTGTCGGCTCGGAATTGCATAACGCGCTGTTTAGTTACCTGGTCTGCTCTTGGGTGCCCTAAGTCTTTATCAATCGATATCAGGTGTTTTAGCTCTTTTTCAGGGCGCTTTAACTGTTGACCATGGTAGTGATACCAAAGATCAATTAAATCGCGTAACGGTCGCTTGTCTGCTGATTTCTCTACCCAGCCTTTTTGGTTCTGAGTTGATAATAACCAGCGTTCATACTGTTGCGCTTCGCCTTTCGTTTTAAACTTCTTTCTGTATCGTTTACCACTTCGTCCTTGCGGACGACAATCGACCTCATACCCGTTAGGAATAGATTTAATAGACATCTAGTTGTCCTCCCTAGGGTAAAATTGTATTGCTAACGTTTTTATTGTAGTTGAGTCCACCTCCTTTTGATTTAAACGCATGGCTCTTGAGTTGAGAAAACCGGACAAACTTGACCTGAACGTGGCTCAACATTTCCGGTTAATAGCCATATTGTGTATTTTTTTAAACAGTCATGTCGGCTAAATTTCATTAAAAATTGGTAGCATGGTTCGCTTCGTCCAGCAATGTAGTTCGCTGTTGCGGATAGATTAAAACGTAACGCATTAGCGAGTTGTTGATTGCTATATCGCTCTTCTTGAATAATAGCGCGTAATCTCGTATCAAAAGACATCCTGTCACCTTTAATTTGTAGTGAATGAAATTATTCACCCTAAAAGGGTATTATAATTATTTACAAATTAATGAGTTTGAGATACCAATTTAGGAATAGTGATTATATTCCATTAATAAAACGTAGAATTTTAATAACCGCGAACAATTAAAACAAATATACAAACAGCAAACATAACAATCGTCCATAAAATTGCTGGAGCGTTATTTCCATTTTTAGCCTCGGAGGCTAAATAAGCATTGAACTCTTTTTTGCTTTGTTGTCTTCCGTGCTTTGAGCCAAGGTTATGCTGACCAATTGGTGTTAAACCCGTATTTACATATTCCTTAGCTGAACCTAGCGTAGGAACTGGGCCAAAATTAGGCTCACCCTCACTATTTACCACATACCAACTTGAGCCACTTTTTATAATAAAACGCCCGTCTGATACAGAATACTGACCAGCCTGAATCCTTTTAACAGTTACCACACTTACTCCTAACGCCTAGCAACGTATTAAGCCTTAACCTTTTTTATTTCTTTAACGTACGCTTCAATGATATTTTTGGTTTTATAAGGTTCGTTAATATAGGGAACCCTAATACTGCTACCATAACTATAAATATCTAGCGTTCCGTAACCTAATTTATTTCCTAAAGGAGTCGTTACAATTTCTATATTTTCTATAGTATCTAAGTCGAGCTTATCAAGACTCTCGAAATGAAAACCTGTTTTAACAGCAATGCTTTGGTTGGATAACCCAACCTTTATAAATAGAACAGAAAATACTTCGGGAAATTCCTTTAAAATAGCTAATAAAGGTAAAACTAAAACACCAAAAAGAAAACTTGAATCAAAATTAGTAATGAAAATATGACCAAGAAAATTAACAAACCATGCAGTCAAAAACACACCTATGATTTGTAAAGTAAACAAAACCAACGCTTCGTAAAATTGTTTTTCATTTACTTCTAATATTTGATATTCAGAGTCAGCCCCTTCGATTGCCATAGTGAATAAGTCATTTTTATTTGGGATGTATTTCTCAACTAAAGATTTGATTTTTAAGATAAGCATCGAGAGTCCTATAACGCTGCATACTAGTGCAGATTTTGCCCATTTTGTTTATTGCAAAAAATGAGACAGTATTAGCTGTCGGATTTCATGTTTTTGTTATGAATTTGATTTACAGTTTGCTGACAAACTGTAAATCAGTAACGTTCACTTACTCTCGAATTTTTGCATAACTATTTGCGCCTTTTCTTTTACCTTTGAGTATCCATAGTTCTTTGGCATAAGAAGTATTATCACAGGGGCATCGATGTCTTTCAGATGCTCTAGCCTCGAATTTGTTATCACAGTGTTCACAATGAAACAGAGCAGTACAAAAAGGGTTACGCTGGAGGTACAGTTTGTCCTCTTTTGCTCTTTCTTCTAACATTTCTTCGAGTGATATTTCGCCCTCATCGTTAAATCCATCTTGTCCGACCCAGTGACAATGATTTTCTTGCCAGTCTGACATATCAAGCTTCCTTCTCTGAATCATCAGACACTAAACCGCATTTTTCTTGAGTAGATGGTTTTGGACTAACTTGGTCTGAATCTTCTTCAACGTCCCCTGTTAACAGCCACATTGTGTATTTTTTAAATTGCTCGTGCGAGACAATTTTCATTATTACATCGCCAGCTGGAATCCTTTTTCCCGATAGATATTGCTCTACAGCACCTAGGCTGACATCGATTTCTTCAGCAAAAACTTTTTGGCTCATGCCTTCTTCTCTAATTATTGCTTTTAGTCTTTTTTTAAAAAGCATTGACACACCCCACGTATGATTGGTATATTTTACCAATCGTATGATTGGTAATGCTGTGTTGCACCACAGCATTCATTAGTTAAACCTATAGAGGATACATCAAATGCCTAAGAAATCAGATACCCAAGAAAATTTAGTGATTAACATTCAGCCAGATATGTTGCCTATCACGTTAGAAGTCTACGCTCGCCGTACAGATCAATCACTTAGTGCCGTTCGTGCTCAAGCAACTCGCGGTGTCTTGCCTACTATGCAAGTGGGTAAAAGCAGCACCATTTATGTGAACCAAGCCCAAATGGTAATGAGTTCATTAGAAGCCGCTGGTTGGGATGTTCGCACTCCAAAAGACATCTACGCCTTGTAGATACAGACATTTCAAATTAGAGGTTTAAATATGTTGATCATCAACTTCATATCTAAGTACCGACAAGAATTGAGTTTAATAGCGCCTTCGGTCGTTCAACTGGTTCTTACTGGTTATCTTTTCTTTGCTGTCGCGACTGCGTAGTTTGATCATCTCAAATAGGGAAATTTGTTCAATGTTTGAAATTAATGATAGTAAACAAAGCGTAATTGACACGGCTTGTATCCGTTTTGCAGATATTGAAAACGTAGAGTCAATTGCAAGCGAATGTGGCATGCGCGGTCAGATGCTTCGTAACAAGTTAAACCCCAACCAACCCCACCAACTAACCGTTACAGAGTTAATCAAAATCACTAAGGCCACTGATAATCACGACATTATCAACAGTGCGATTTTAGAGATCGGATTAGTTGCTGTTCGCCTACCAAAGCAGGGCGAGTCAAAGCCGCTAACGCTAAGCGCAATGAGCGTTACAGCTGATCTAGGTGATATCAACCGTCACATCTTAGAAGCCGAATCAGACCGCCGCCTTACGCGCCATAAGAAAGACGCAATTGTTAGAAAGGCACAACAAGCTGTACGCGAATTGGTTTTTCTTATGTCAGACGTCGAAAACCGCTGCGGTGGTGCAGGGCCGTTCGTGTCCATGTGTGCAGATGCAGTAATGAATGGATTACCAATACCAGGTATGTAATAGGAGATAACAATGGATGAAGAAATAATTAAATGTTGTGAATGTGGTGATTTTATTGAATTGGACGAGCCAAGAGCTCTTCATGATTTGTGTAACAGCTGCCATGAAGCAGATGACCCAGAAGAGTTTGAAGAGTTCATGAACCGTTAATCGTGGGGATTATGTATGGAACAAACACAACACAAAGTATCTGCGGTTGAAGCCATCGCTCAAGTCCGCGCCATGTTTAACCGTAATCGTGTCGCCGTTATTTATAACAAACAAGGTGATGAAACAAAGCGCGTTATCTGTTTTGCAGCCGGAATGGAAGAGCGGGACATGAAATTTAAGTTTGAAAGGTTTAATCAAACTCAAAGAGCCTCGATCCATCAAGTCATAAAACGACTAGCACCAGCAATCAAGGAAATGGCTGGTTACTCATTAACTGAATTCAACAAGTAAGGGAATACCATGATTAAACCAAATCCAACAATAAACGATGTGATCAACGAGCTAATGTTTATTGCCATAGCCAAACCAGAAAAAGTGAGCGTATCTGTTCGCTATATTGGCCATGCAGATGCGCTCGAAGTTATCGTAATTGATAAAGCCTACTTTAACGGCATGAAAACCCCGAATACCTGGTCAGTGCACAAGCTCATTGATAAAACCATTTACCTCGATGGCTTAACTGCATTTAGGCAAATTACTTCTACATATAACGAACTAAGCAATTTAATTAAAGGCGAGGTGGCAGCATGAAACGTATTTTAGCCCCAGTTGAAAATGTGCGTTCGGCGCTGCACTCGCTTGGTATTGATGAAGACAAAGCCGATTGGATTATCGATTTGTTTGAATGCGTTGATGCTGGTCGTAGTGACGCACTTGCAATGCCTTGTTTTCATTTCAACCTTTACGCAACGCTAAAGCAAGAAGAGGTATTGATTACTGTATTTGCCTTTTGGCAAAGCGTGGTGACTTGTTCTGATACTAATTCAACTGAAGAGCAACTTGCCCTAGGCGCTATCCGCTCGGTGTACTTTATGGCACAAGGCTTCGGCTTAACCAAGTTAGTAGCCTGCATCGAATTGTGGTGGGAAAAAACACTCGATATCCACAATACAACAATCTGGATGGTCGCATGATGTATTTAGCAATAGAGCTGTGTCCAAATGGCGGCATGCGTGAACACCCTAAAACCCACGAACTGCGCACTGTCGAAATAGGTGAATGGGAAACCAAGCAAGATGCCATCGACAACGCTTGCCAACAGCTAGATTGTCGCCAGTTGTTTCGTGGTGTTATCGGACGACCAAAAGGCAAGGGCGGTTATGTCGTATTAAACGTGCAGGAATATGCCGAAGTATGAGTACGACTCAACCGCTCTCACTTTCTGGCCGTAATACAATTATTGAAATGATTGAAAGCGCGGAGGACTGCAGTAATAAGCCGGTCAGAATGCCCGCGCTAGGCAAAGAATTACCACAACCTGAAATGTCGCTAATCGAAAACGCGATGTTCCAGGCTAACCCCGATCTCGAAGACCATCAATGGCGCAAGCAGTTCTTTGGTGACATGCCGCATTACCTTAGCCGTTATTTTGCCGAGCGCTATATCAAAGCCTTTAAACGTAATGGCCGTCAATACGCCAATAAGTACTTAAGAAAAACCGTGGGAGCCAAGATTAACCCACGTTTAAAAAAAGTATTAGGGCAATATAACCAGCAGGTTAAATATCGTGATTCTTATACTCTCTGTAACGATTTGTTCCGTGAAAAACTACTCGCAGAAATGGATAAAAGCGAACTCAAAGTATTAGCGCAACAGTATGCTGATTTCTTTGCCGTACAACTCGATGAACAAGCTGCAGAGCAGGATGAAGCCCAAGACTACGATCAGTCTATTATCCAGGTCTTTTGTGGCCTACGTGAAATTAGCCGTAAATTTGGTTATACACCACCCTATGATAAACCCGAATCTGACTTAACAGCTGCAGAAGCTGAGTGTGGTATTTTACGCTTAACCTGCAATCGTGCCTGGGAAAGTAAATTAAAAGCCAAGCGTTCGATAATGCGCGAGCACCTAGCAATCGCAGTAGGCCAAGTACAAAAGTCAGCAAGCCCGTACTGTTCCCGTGACTGTCTGCACGAATGGAAGAACCAAAAACAACGTAACCGTGATTTCATCAAAGGCATGTCGGTCTTTGATGAAGACATGGACGAAGAGATAGCACTTACCGAGATGTTCTATAAATCCACGGGTAACCCAGCCATTCGCCGTTGCGAGCTTATGGTTCGGATGCGTGGTTACGAGAATATTGCCCAAGCTATGGGTTGCGAAGGACTTTTCCTTACCTTAACCGCACCATCCAAATATCACCACACCCGAAAAAGGGGCGGCTTTATCGATCACTGGATGGGTAACAGTCCCCGTGATGCACAGCGTTATTTATGTAGCGTTTGGGCTAAAATCCGCGCTCAGTTCAAACGTGATGATATTTCAGTATTTGGTATCAGAGTTGTAGAACCACATCACGACGGTACACCACATTGGCATTTACTGTTATTCATGCAGCCCCATGATGTAAAGCGGGCGAGTGAGGTATTCACGCATTACGCAGTACAAGAAGATTTTAAAGAGCTGTTTCCGTCAATAAACAAAAAAGAAATAGCAGTAGGGCCACCGAATTTACGCACTCGATGCGAGATTGTTGCTATCGATTCTGAACTGGGTTCTGCAACCGGCTACATTGCTAAATACATCAGTAAGAATATTGATGGTTATGCCATGGATGATGAAAAAGATGACGAGACAGGGCGCGACCAAAAAGAAATGTCGGCAAACGTTACTGCCTGGGCAAGTCGTTGGCGTATTCGTCAGTTTCAAGCGATAGGTGGGGCACCAGTCACTACGTATCGAGAGTTACGTCGTTATGCCAACAACGACGTAAACACATTCAAAAGCTACGTTGCTTTGCTCAATGCAAAACAACAATACAACCTATTTACCGAATTATTCCCAGACCAAAATGCTTACCTTATTGGTCCTCAATTAGATTTTCAGGGGCCACGTTTGAACTATGCTGCAATGACTCACTTACAGCGCTGGGAAGTGATCACTTGCAAATATAAAGCTGAGTTAAAAACAGAAACGGATAGCGCATCCACAGCAATGAAATGTGCCGACAAAGGTGACTTTGCAGGTTATGTCATGGCACAGGGGGGTCCATTCGTGAAACGTAAGAATTTACTTATTCGTAATGACTATGACGTTACAGAAATGGGTAATGAATACGGGGAATACGTTGGTAAGATCCAAGGCTTCAAAGTTACCGATGAAACACCAGTTAAGACTCGTCTACGCAACTGGGTAATCCAGCGCAAGTCTCAAGCATTTCTTGATAGTGAAGTGATCACCAGTAGCACCGCAGGTGCTGAGGGTTTAATGAGTCCCGAAGGGGCTTCTCGGAGTTCTGTCACTAACTGTACGCCCTCCAGACGCGACAGATTAAATACTGGAATTAAAGCACTTTTGAAAAGGCGCGGTATTCATTTAGATGATCACCTGGTCAATGTTATGGAAGAGGGCGCCCAAATCAGAGTTGATAAGGACCACATCGTGAAATTGAGGCAGGGCTATTACGCCGATAGTAAATATCACCCGCCCGAAGTGATAGATGTAACACCTGAAGAACCTAATATTTGGGATGGTTGGAACAGTCCTGAGACTGAAATTAAAGATACATCCGATTACATACCTGGTTGGGAAGACTGGGAAAGCTGGGATTGGGGGTGATTATGAACTCATTACAGGAACGTGCTAAAGATTTTGTCGTTATCGCGGCTGCACAGGATACATTGAGTGATAATACTGATGTTGTGCTGTTTTTATTGATGTTGATATCTGAAATACAAAACGAAGACGAAAGCTAGCGATACCAGGAACAACGACTATTGGGAATGTACTTTATGAACAGGCTGGATAAGGCCATCAAATGATTGTTGGCGCAAGTCTAGATGATTAATTATTAATAAATCATTATAACGGTGACTAAAATATCAATTTTTCACTGTGATTTTATCTTCTTTTAAGTCAGATTTTAATTTCCATTCAAACGTTATTATTGGACACTAATTTGATTCTGTTTCTATTTTTATATGAAATCCAAGTATTTACAAAGCGACAAATCAATTTGCTAATTAGTGCTATTAAATAAATATTTAGTAACTTTAACAGATCTAGATTGGCTTTCTTTGTAAATGTGAATTAATTTAAGTTATTGATTTATATTAATTTCATTATTACTTATACGGACCTGTATAAATAATTTCATTCTGTATATCTAAATAAGAGGGAATACCAACTCAATGCCAAATGTGATGTAATTCATTGTTATTAAATAATAATTTAATATAATATCATTTAACACTAGTAGTCTTTCAGGTATTATACGGAATTCCGTAAAATACACTGTTATGTCCAAAAGGAGTAATCATGCCAGAACCAATTACGACAGTCGGAATAGGAGCAATTGCAGCCTATTTAGGAAAGGATGGTCTGCAAAAATTGTTAGGCCCAACGGCAGATTATCTTGGTGGTGAGCTACAAGAGTTTACTAAGAAAAGAATCGAAAATGTTGGGAAAATATTCAGCAAAGCGGAAGAAAAACTAGGCGAAAATATTGATTCCCCGGGACACGTTCCTCCAAAAGTACTAAAGACAATCATTAACGAAGGCTCTTATTGTGATGATGAAGTCGCAGTAGACTATTTTGGAGGAATTCTTGCGTCATCCCGAACAGATCTTGGTAGAGATGATCGAGGAGCTAGAATAGCTAAGATACTTGATGGCATGTCTACGTATCAAATTCGTTCGCATTACGTGATCTACTCATTAATCAAGAAGGTCTTCTCTGAATCAGGTTATATGTACAACCAAGATGACAGGCACAAGATGCAACTATTCATCCCAATGAATATTTATATTGCCTCTATGCAATTTGATGAGAAGGAAATGCAACAATTCGGTGGCATTATAAATCATGCCTTATTTGGTTTGAACAGCGATGACTTAATTGAGGGCTTCCAGTATGGCCCCCTCGAACAAATCAAAAAGCATTTTGTGGACGCTAGCTCCGACGGAATTATTGTTGCTCCAAGCGCTTTTGGTGCTGAACTGTATTTATGGGGGCATGGTAAAGGCAATCAAGACCTGTCATATGCGCTCAATGCCAAAGAGCTAACAGATTTACAAGATGTGCCGCTGTACTTAGATGGCGTTTCAGCCACCGACAATGAACATAACAAATCAAGGCAGCAGGACGCCAGCGAAGCTGGCGCCTCTGCTTGAGGCGTTATGCATCAAGGATGGTTCAATGCTCGACGTTGATTCTCATAAAAAATATGGCGAGATATTAGAAGAAGCCGGAGAGCTTCTTGATAGTTATGTTATTCCTATTTTTTGTTTAGATAAGTTTGAACGTCCAGAAATGGAAGGAACGGGCTTTTTCCTTGAACACAATTTAAGAATATATTTTATCACTGCATCTCATGTTATAGATGTAATTCAATCTACAAATAGTCGCTTTGTTATCGCAATGAATACTGAAATGTTTTCACTGCCATTGTCGGGTTCCAAGAGAACCGTTAATACAGAAGATGAAGTCGCGGATAGTCAGTTTGATTTAGCTGCTATTCCAGTTAGTCCTAAATTTGATTATTACGAACAGTGCCTAAAATTAGCAATCCCACTCAATAAAACAACCTTGAGTAAGAGCTTTCTAAAAGTGGATATGCAAATATTACAGGGTTTTCCATCTTCCAAGAATAAAACGGCAAAGTGTCTTGATAATAACACTAAGCATTTTTCTGGTGGGCTATGGACTTATTCGTTTAATTTTAGTGATAATTGTGACTACCCAAGTTTTAATAAAATAAAAGGTTCACATTATCCAATACATTGGCCTAAAAAAGTACAAGGGCAAAAGATACAAGGAAAAGAAATACAACCACAAGGACAAATAGGTGTTCATCCTAGAGGTTGTAGCGGTGGCCCATATTGGTTTATTCCAGATAAAAGTAAAATTAATGAATTCTATTTAGCTGGTGTATTCATTGAATATTATGAACAATATGAAATAGCTTTCGTGACAAAAATTGAACATGTAATCGAATTGGTTGAGCAATTCGATGCATAACAACCTGTTAAACAAGGACAAAAAAAAGTTGGTTTTTACTCCTTCGTCGCTTATTTTAACCAACTATTTTATTGCCTGTTAACAGGGCGTCATGTGCAAAGGTGTTTAATTGAAATATAGTACTCAATCTATCCTCGAAAATGATATGTGCATTGATATGACTTGCATAAATAATAAGTTAAATTCGTATGATATAAAAAATTCAGCTATTGAGATTGAAGGTTATCTTGATGTTATTTCTGATGCCTATATCAAGCATGGAAGCTCTTCCATTGTTGAAAGCATCATACTTACAGAGTTTACTTCTCGAAAATCATTGATGAGCAATGAGGATTCTGTTCAAGTTTTAGATGCACTTAGGCATTCATTTAATAACTTCGTTACTGGAGGTATTAAAGATTTATATCACTTTCAAGAGAATGAAGAGTGGCATCCCAAGCTTATTATTAATGAAGTCATTGACGTTGAAGAAATCGAAACTGAAATAGATCCAATTAATATTTATCGAGGGTGTAGTAAAGAGGAACTAATCTCTGGTTGCTTTGAACAATCATGGTCGGTTGAAAAAAGCATTGCAGAAGAATTTGCATTTGAAAATTATAAACATCAACCATGGTTTTCAAGTTCCGATAGAATTGTTGTAAGGGCTACAATACCAAAACATGGAGTTTTCTTGACTCGGTTATGGCATTACGAAAAAGAGCTTGTCGTGAGTACAGCACTTCTTTCAAATATTGAGCAATGCACATAACAAGCCACTAAAGTAGGACTCGTAACAGTTGGCTCGGTTCCGCTTCGCTTCACAGTTTAGCCAACAATTACTCGCCTCTTAGTGGGGCGTTATGTTGCTCTACTTTCTTTTTATTTATTCACGTTGAGGCGTTAGAAACGATTTATGATTTTTGATCAATATGTTGGTTTTTTAGATGAGTTTTCAGTTAATGTTGAAGTTTTTACTACATCAGGTACTGCGGTTGGTAGTGGAAATCTATCAGTTAAAAAAAATCAAGCCCCTCAAGTTAATATTGATTTAAATACAGATATATCTAAATATGCAAAACAAAAAGTGTTTATTTGTAAGTCTGAAAAGTATCAGTACCAATTGCTAGAGTGTGAAGTATTTGATAATGCCATTTTTCCAAGTGTCTTTATTAGGGGAAAGGAAAAGCGAGCTAAATTTAAGAAAGTTTACCTTCTTCTCCAAGGACTATCACAATGGATGGATAGTAATGGAAGTTTTGAACTTACTGATAGTGAAATCATTAGAAAAAGAGACACTAGAACTTTTGATGCTGAAGTCAACTTGGGCGGTAAAAAGATTTCTTTAAGCAATGAACATTGGTGTGATACTAAGCATGTTAAAGATAATAATTACCAACTTAACCAATACTCACTTCTAAGAATCGAATCTAAGAACTCCTCTTGGTCTATTACTGAATTGATTGCAATAATTAGCGATATAAGGACATTCTTTACATTACTACTTGGTCATTCGATTGGTGTCGAGTATGTACTGGATACAACTACAAAAAACACTAAGCAGTCAATCTATTTTGTAAACGCTACAAGAGATACAAGCGAAGATATCTTGCCGAGAAAGTGCTTTGTTCCTTCCTCATTTTTATTCAAAGAAAATAAGTGGCAAGAATTATTACAAGGCTACTTCAGTAGTAACAATGAAAAATACAAAAATATTTGGGCTAGAATCTCTGGTATGCTTTCATATGAAGGGTTTTGGGAATATAGAATATTAGCATATGTTAGTTTGGTCGACCGATACGTAAGTATCTTCGCCAAGAATGAAGAAAAGTCTCTATCACTTGGGCTGTTTAAGAAATACCGACGAGTTGCACGAACTTCATTGGAAAAAGTGAAATCAGAATGCAGTCTAGGCGCTGAAGATAAGGAAAAATTCAATGCTGTTATTGACAGCATGTGCATTCAGGTTAATCAGAATATTCAAAATACATCTATTCCCTCATTTAATAAAAAATTCGATCTGAAAGTGTCTAGAACTAACCCAAATATCATTGAAGTGCTGGGATTCAAAGATGATGATTTTCGACACTTGAAGCAACTTAGAAATACTGTAGCACATGGAGATGAGCCTAAAATTCAAAATGAAGGTAATATTACATACGAAGTCACAGTTACCAATAAAATTGTTTTGCTACTCCGTTATTGGGCTTTTATTGATATGGGGTTCACGCATTCAGAGTTCATTGGTTTTTTAGGCAACTGGATGTATCCAATTACACAGCAAGCACAAATTAATAGAGTTTCGCTTGATATCGCTTCGGGAAAGTACTTATTTCTTAAGACAAATAAAACAAATTTTTTAAAAGCTAAAAAACATAATTTTAAATGTTTAATTTTAAATTATGTAAAATCAAGTGATACTTTTAGAGTTAATGATAAAGCGACTGAGCATGTTGGTGCTTGGCTCTTTAATCGAGATAAAACAACTCGATCTGTTGAAGAAGAACTTATGGCTTTTGTAGATACTACAAAAGTTAAAAATGTCGCATATTTGGGCATTTCTTATCTTAAATATAAAGATGAGTTACTTAACCTTTCTTCAGGAGCTTGTATTTTGAATTGCCCTGAATATATATCCTCACATGGACAAGTAAAAGACCGATTGAGAGTCTTTGATGATTTAAATTATACATGGCTTCCTTCCGAGTTTGAAAAGCGTATTGGGCTTGCGTAGCCTCGAACAATGCAACATAACAAGACAATTAAACGGAACTAAAACAGTGGGTTAAGTTTCGTTTCTCAACATTACAACCCACTATTTTAGTCCGCTTATTACGGCGTTAATCCCAATCTAACCACCCTTTCTGTAATGCGAGCATGTTTCTTGAAGCTAAGGCTTAACCCTTTTTTGTCTAAAGCGTGCGGGATTGGCTAATTGTGGGAGGGACTTCCACGCTTGGTTGTTTGGGTTATGTGGTATAGATGACTCTGATATTTACAAAATAGAAAGTTGTTGCTGCAACTCTTGGCGCTGTTCGGGCGCCAAACCTTTCATTAAACTAATGGCCATTTGCGTTGTGGTTTTAGCAGAAGGGCTTAACGTATGACTAAAACTAAGATTCATTACAAACGAATGACCACACTCCGCATTATTACAACTGCAATATAAATCGGTATAGCTATTCGAAATTCTATTCGTTTTTTGTATACGGCTTTTATCTCCGCACTCTGGGCAAACTACTCGCATAACATATCCACTCAATTCACATACTGACCTGTAAATTATACGATATTCAACTGTTGTTTTATACAGTTGTTTGTGATGCCCGCATAAGATGAATAGTTCTGGCTGTATTTCAAATGATTTCGCTCGCTTGTATTGCCAATGTTTGGATGCTAAGTGTAGCCATACACTAAACGCAGCGGCTAATATTGTTGATCAGTTATTGGTGGACCGAGTTAGACAAATGCCTATGGAAAGGCAGCGAGAGTTGTTTAGTTTGGTGTAATGTAATGTAATGGAAGAAGTTAGTTAGGCATATTGTCATGATTGTAATATGCCTATAATTTACTTATCGATAGTTAACGTCAGAAAATACAACGCTTGTTGTGTCTCCAAAGCCATTTTTCTTCAACCTATACCTTAAATTCCATAGTGCAACTTGTCTGTCTTGTACTTTGGGACCAATAACAATTTTTGATGACATATTTTTGAATAGGAACGGTGTTGTTTCGCAATAAAGTCGTCCAGGCTTTCGTTCGTCTAGCTTAACATCGTCTAAAGACATTGCTTGAATTACACGGACTTCTCTTTCTGTTGAATATTGTTCATCCTTATATAGATACATAACTTCTAACAAAGTGGCATATAATACGTAATAGATTTCATTTTTAGCCAATTCATTAAGTTTTGATAATTTATCCTCAATTTTCTTTAAGGGGATATTTAATTTTTCAATTGTTTCTAATTTATTTTTATCGTCATAGAAAACACGGAATAAAATAGGAGGTATATTTGGTTGAGTATTAAGGTTGTTTTTTTGTATGTTATCCGTATCTATTTGTTTTGCAAAGGTATCTAGGGTTTGCCGACTAGAAATTTCTTCTATACCACCGATTGGGAAAGTCGTGACAATACTAAAGCCGTCACCGTCATTACCATATGCGCGCCATAGGTCTAAACGGTCAGATGATTCAGTAAAAGAAAGTGAGTAGATAGATGGAGGCACTGAATTAATTGTGTTCGTTTCATTTGAAAAGATGGTATTTTCAAAAATATCATTTAAAAATACATTAGAGTTTTCTGAACTAGTACTTTTGACATTCATCAATGAACGTCCTTCAGCTGGGTCATTCATATAATCTACATTATACAGTCTTAGTACATTATTTTCTTTAGCTGTTTCCGGGATAATATTTTCAATAGCAGGCCACGAGGTAAAATGAGCTAGAGGAAACTTGTAAGTGTAAATATGACGTTCTTTGATAGCCCTAATTGTATCTTCTAATTCTAAGAAGTTGTCTTCTAATTCTAAGAAGTTGTCTTCTAATTTATCTAATTTATCTAATTTATTAAATAATTGGGCGATTAATTTATGCGGCATATGCAAAGCAGCCATAGCATGACCTTTACCTGCAGCTTTAGTAAATAAGATTATTGATTTTTTTCTGTCTTTAAGAATATCGTCATACCTATATATTATGGCAAGGTTATAAATGGCATCTAAATTATCTAAGGTGCTGGCTTGCTGTAATAAATCAACAGCTTGATCCATGTTTTTAATTACGCCATTACCATTTCTATACATTCCGGCAAGAGTATTCATGGCATTTGAATTACCTAACTTGACGGCTTGCTGGAATAACTTTACAGCTTTCTTTAGATCCTTTGAGATGCCGTCACCATTTTTATACATCACAGCAAGGTTATTTGTGGCATTTGAATTATTTAATTTGGCAGCTTGCTGGTACAGAGCGAATGCTTTGTCTAGATTCTGCTCAACACCCTTACCATCCTTATACATCATGGCGAGGTTATTTATGGCTTCGTCATAACCTAAGTCCATAGATTTTTGGTAAAACACGGCCGCCTGTTGTAAGTCTTGCTCGAAGTAATCCCCAGTTTGATACATCACAGCAAGATTATAAGCAGCTTTTGCATTACCTAGGTCCACTGATTTTTGGAGCAGAATGGCTGCTTTTTTCTTATTTTTTTCAATGTGTATGCCGTCATAATTCATTAAAGCAAGGTTATACGCTGCGGTTGGATGATTAGCATCAACGGATTGCTGTAATAATTGAGCTGATTTTTTCATGTCTAACGGTACACTATCTGATTTAAAGTACATTTCAGCCAGAGCGTAAGCTGCATTTCCATTACCCGCATCAGCAGCTTGTTGTAATAGCATAACTGCTTTTTCCGTGTCTTTTTTGACCCCATCACCATTTTTATACATAAAAGCAAGATTATTAATGGCAAATTTATAGCCTGCGTTAGCAGCTTCCTTAAATAACTCGGCTGCCTTTTCCTTATTTTTCTTGACGTCAGTACCGTTGTAGTAATTCATTGCAAGATCAAAAATTTCTTTTGCACTCATGTTACTGGTTCCATTACCACTCATTCTTTATATCATCCGATGTATAATTTTATTTCAATAGATTGAATTATATATTAAATGTGTTCGCGCACCAATAGGATTCACTCCTCTTCGCCTACCGCGTTTTCGCAATTTTTTCACGTTTTTGACACAGCTATGGACACGGAGATATTGCTCAAGCCTTATTAATAAAGGATCTCAACGATCATTTAAAGATCGCTAATGTCAAAGCTGTGACATTGTTTGTCACAAAATGACAGACCACTCAGGTTTATCTTAGCGATAAACATTAATTCGCCAGAATCAGTTAAGTGATGTTAATTTTATGAAATTTTTAACGAAAGGTTTAGAGCCTGAAGAACGAATTAATCTACTTTTGCAATTAACCAAAATTGGTAGTGAAAATATCAAAAATGCTTTAGTTGATCACTTAACTAAAGGCCTAGCAGAAAATGATGCAGCTATGTTGAATGATGTATCACAGCAGAATTTTAACCGAGCGTTGAAGCGGTTGAATGGTGTCGCTGGTGTTGTTGAACAAGTTAAAGAATTGGATTGGAATTAATAGATTGATCTTTTTAATGCAACGGATTGAAATGTAAGATATATTTATTATAACCTTGCTTTAGTTTAGCATTCTTAATTTTAATAGGTATTTTATAAATGAATAGTAAGCCTGATTTAACGGCTGTATTGGAAGATCATGAGCCAGAATTAACTGTCGCAAAACTTACACCAGATTGGTCTGAACTTGCACAAGTAAATATTGCAATTGCGATGGCTGCATTGCTGGTTACGGCATCTGCTGTAACTTTACCTATGATGGCGTCAGTTACTGGAGAAAGTCATAAGTATCTTAACGATATATTTTGGTTAGTTGGGCTCGGCTCTATTGTTACGTCTGCATTATTAATCGACTGGGTTTTAGATAGGTCTAACATCAATTTTAAACAACGTTTAACTTTAATGGGAGGGGGTTATCTAGCCTTTGCATTACTGATTTCATTTATTAGTGTCGCAGTAACAGCTCAGTTTTTTGCACTTCAAATGGGAGAGGGAGTACAAACGACAATTTTTAGTATTCCATTCTTATTTTTTTTCATTGGTGGAATTAGTGTGTTCTTTAAAGTTATGACAGAAGACGATCATTCTGTTGCCCTGTTTGGCATCTTGATCTCATTTACCTTGTCTTATCTATTTATTATATTTCCGTGTATATGGTCATAACAATCACTTAAGAGGACAAACAGCGCAATGTAGTATTTACTCATTGCGCTGTTTTTAAGACTATCATCCCCTTTAGTCATTTATGCTAAAGGGGATGACTACTTCCTTTAGTATTCTTACTCCCCCAAAACGCTCGGAACAATCGCATCAACCCCAACGTAGAAACCGCAATACCCACAATCACAAATTCAAAGTACCAGGGCGCGCCCTTATAACCCATAGCCTGCCAACCATCAGCCATATACGGCTGCAGCTGTGGCACAAAGTGGGCAATGAACAATCCCAAAAATACCGTAATAATGATTTCATCCATTATCGATTCGCGCCGGTTCTTCAACACCTGCAGATCATAATCAGCATCGTTACCTTCCTGGTTCGCTAACCGTTTAGCTTCCGCATCCAGCTTGGCCAGTTTAAGGTTACCTTCTGCAGTCGCAATCGATGCAGCCATTTCTGCTGCAATACGTTTACGCTCTCGATAGCTACCCGATAAATCCGCAATCGGTGCTGAAATAAAACTAAACAACGAAGTAAGCCAACTCATGATTTATTCCTCATAATAATATCTAAAAAGTGCTTCGGGTCTTTTGATACTGCCTTAGCTAGGGCATTAACCCCCGTTAAAATATGCGGAGCTACATAAGCCGCAATACCAATAATGCCAGTCTTTAACCCTTCATCTAATCCAAGCCAACGACAAAAACTGTCCGCAATATACGCAGACAAAATAGCCATTAGCACCGACATGAAATAATGAAAAAAGGTAATTCGGGTACCAGACATATACATTTGTGTTGCGGCGGCCAGTAACGACAACAAACACAGCTGCCCCCATTGCCTTATAAAAACAATCAGTTCTTCCATCAATCTTCACTCCTCGGGTTTAAGTCGGAATACGCTGGCTCTGCAAACTTAATATGCAGTGCAGCAGGTAAATACTCGTTAATTTCCAGCATGTCCTGCTGCATCGGAACCACTTCATTGTTGTAATAAGCCCGGGTGATTTTATCCAGGTCACCAAAGCCCGGACTATCACCCGATGTTTGCCCGCTTAACGCTTCCTGGGCGCGGTGCATACTCAACATATCGTTTAACGTCATCTTCTTAATGCGCTCAAATTCATCCTTGGTCGATATATCACCTACCGGAATAATCTTAATTGCCTTCTCCGCGTCAGCCTTACCACTGCGGTTATTAATAAATAAACTGCGGAAGTTACCCACACCGCGAGAATCTTTGATCGCAGCTTTCAAATCATTCTCATCATCGGTCGATAAATTGGGATCTGCCATCGAAAAGATAAACCCCATATGTGCGCCGTTCTTGTAATACTTACGACGGAACAGGGTGGCATCTTCGTTTAAAAGCGCAGACTGAATACCGCCATAATATTGGGGGATACCATAGATACCCTGATTCGGGTCGTATTCTTTAAGGTGAATAACTTCACCTTTTTTAAACCGCAGCACCTTGCCATTACTTAACCGCTGCGCATAAACACCAGGTGTTGATGTATAGCGCATCGATAACGCAGGTAAATGCCTTAACTTAATCACATTACCGAAGGTATTTTTAATTACCTGCAGGTACGCATTCGCCGCCCAACAATAATCAAATGCAAACTTCTTAAAGGTGCGCCGCGTTAATAGCGAATTAGGCTTAAACCACTTCAAGATCATATTGCGTTTAAAATATAAAATAGGGCCATGTTGGGCATTAACACGCAGCAATTTAATCAAGCCAGCTAAGCTAATTGGCGGTGAATATAGACCGTCCATATCAGCGTAAAGCCCGATGTATTCGGTCATGCGATTATCTAAACACGGCTCAGGGTCGCCAAAGCTAAACGTATCGATAGCTTTGTCTTTCACCTGTTCTGTCGTTGTACTTTTAGTTGAATTCATTATGCGGCATCTAATCCTATTGATGTTCTGGTGCTCGAGCTGTCACCAGATAATGGTTCGTAAATCATGGCGTGCATGATTGCCCAGGCAATATCAGCATGGCCTGTTGCTGCAGTGCGGTTGGTTGCGTAACTGATTTGGTCACCAACTACCTTTTTGCGAATATTAATAAAGCTGCTGGCAACCATCACCGAATTCTCATCGAACTCAAAACGCTTCTTACCAATGACATTAAGCGCCTTAATCACCATCTTGTTTTTGTTGTGCGGGTTGTAATGAATTGGCATCGCCAGCGGGAAGAATTTTTGTATTAACTCAAACACACCCAAGCCCATACCAGTGGTATCAACACCGATATGTACAACATGATATTTAAGGGTGAGTTCTTTAATTTCACTGGCCATGGTTTCAAAATCGTTACCACTGAGATTCAGTGATTCCAATAATCTAAATTTATCATCAGGGCCAAGCGGCAAACTCAAGACCACTACCGAGGCAATGTCTCGGGTTCGCGCAGGGTCAAAACCAATAACAACCGGCTTCATGGCATAAGGGCGTGACCAAGTCGGGTCAAAGTCAGTCCATTTTTTACTGTTACCCACACAGGCCATCAGTTGTTTAAGGCTAAATGCACTGTGAGCATCATCAATAAATTTGCACATAAAGAGGTTGTTAAACTCTTCGGTAGAATATTCATTTTCCAAAATGCTGATATCAATGCGGTCAAAGCCTTGTTTCACCACATCATAAACATTGAGCTTTTGACGCCAAATACCGTCATCACAAAGCAAGCCATCTTTTAAAGTCTTATGGCTAACATCAATGGCAAACTCGGGATCATTACAGGCTTTGGTTTTTCGGTACCAGCGACCATTCCACAAATCATAAGCTTCATGACTAGTCACCGACGGCGTACTGAAATAGGTAATACGAAAATCTTTATGGGTCGCCATTGCCTGGGCAAGACTGCGTAACTCTTTAAACTTCGGGATCCAAAACACTTCATCAATATACAAATCACCAGATGCCGATTGTGCAGTCCGGGCATTGGTTGATTTGAAATACAGTGTTGTCGTTTTGCCTTTGTTACGCATGGTCAGTGGCGAGCCGCTTAGCTCAATACCAAACTGCTCACGACATAAGGCAATAATATTGGCTTTGAATATCTCAGCCTGGTCCCGTGATGCTGAAATGAAAATCTTATTACGGCCATTCACCACCGCATCATAAAACGCTTCAAACGCAAAATAGAAGGTCGCGCCGATTTGGCGTGGTTTCAGAATAAAACGGCTACGGTAATCTTGATGTTCAAACCAGTGTAATTGGTGCGGGTAGAGCAGGTTGTCTTTGAGTTCGTCCAGCATTTCCTTGGTGATACTAGACACATCATTCTTAATTTTCTTCTGACGTTTCTTACTTTTACTGCTTCGCTCGCCTGTCTGTTCACTTTGGGGATCCGCAGCTGCAGGTGCATTACCGTATTTCTTCGTTATACCGGCACTGGGCAAGCGTGACTGATTCAATGCACATTGCTGTTTAGTCAGAAAATCCAGTTCTTTATAGTCCGCTTCACTTTTAACGTCGCGATCAGCCAATAACACAATACGTCGTGCAATCGCTGTCTCGGCATTAAGCGACGGGCACAGTTCATTCCAGCTGCCATCATCCGCCCAACGTCGTAATGACCTTGCACTTGGCATACCGTCAATTTCTGAAATCTCATCAAACGTCAGCCCACCAAAAACATAATGGTCACGCGCCGTTTTAATAATTTCGGGTGTATATCGGGGAGTCCTTGGTTTCATAACTGGCCTGTTAGTAAGAACAAGCGCCAAGTTTATAACCCTAAAACACGTAATTCTTTAAGAAGATTTCCGCGTTATTCCGCCATCGCCAAGATCGGAACTTAGCGGATTTAATGTGATGGATTAAGGTCTATTCTGCGGGCAAAATTGGTCTCACTTAGATTCACTTAGACATTAAACAGGAACCAACATGGCTCAGTTACGCACAATTCCACTTGCCATTGCCGCCATGGGGTTAACGGTCGATGGTCGCGAAATATCAGAAAAAGATATCGACGATATTGTCGCTACTTACAAGTATAAAAAGTACGGCGCTCGCATCAATTTAGACCACGAATGTAATTGGTCGGGTTGGGCGGCGAAGAACCTTAGCAACATCGATATTAAAGGTGGGATGTTAGGTGATGTGATCGGGTTAAGCACAGGTAAAAATGAAGACGGTATTAAAGTGTTATACGCCGTGTTATCGCCGAACGCATCATTTGTGCAACTAAACCAAGCTGACCAAGCCGTATATTTCAGTATCGAAATTGACCGAGATTTTATGGAGTCAGGGCAAACCTATTTAACAGGGTTGGCCGTGACGGATTATCCCGCCAGTACCTACACCGACCGCATTCACTTTAGTCAGCAAGACAAAGACAACACTAATCATACATCTTCAGATACTGACCTATTTAAGGTGTCATTAGCGTTAGATGAAGCGGGCAAACCCACCAAGAGCCTGTTTAAACAACTCTTTAATTTTAAAAAGGACAATGACGATATGACCCGCGAAGAACTTGCAGCAGCAATGGCCGACGCGCTCGGTGAACCATTGCTTAAATTTAGCCAAACGCTCGAAGCCAATACCCAAGCAACGCAAGACTTACTTGCTAAGCAAGGTACGACCACAGCACCGTTAGATGATGTGAATACGGGTACCGAAGCCGACATAAGTACAGATAAACCAACCGCTGAATTTTCGGCGCTTGATGGCAAGGTTGAAGGTTTGGTTGAACAAATTGCAGCACTGACTAAAACCGTGAACGATGCAATCAAAGATCCTGCGTCAACGACCACTGAAGGTGAAGAAGAACACCTTGGTGAGAATGGCAAGTACCACAACCTTCTTTAGCAATAGGAACCAAATTAATGAAGCTTAAAACAACACAAGTTTTTGCCGCGGTTGTGTCTGCATTAGCGGTCAATTACGGAGTCGCCTCTGTATCAGAACAGTTCAGTGTCGAGCCGTCGATTGAGCAGACGCTATATGACCAGGTATATCAAAGTGCAGAATTCTTACAGCGCATTGATACGCAAATGGTCGATGATTTAGTCGGCAGTTCAATTACGGCAGGTATCAGTGGCGGTGTCACTGGTCGTGCAGGCGTTGAAACGGATGAAACTAAAAGTCGTAGTACCAAAGACCCGCTGGGTTTAACTGACCGTGAATACCGTTGTTATGCGGTTGAATGCGATACCCATATTACGTGGCAGCGCATGGACATGTGGGCCAAGTTCCCAGACTTCCACAGTCGTTTTCGTGCTCACGTTCGTCAAGCCATTGCACTGGATATCATCAAGATTGGCTGGAACGGTACAAGCGCCGAGAAAGTAACGGATATCGCAGCATTCCCAATGATGGATGATGTGAATATCGGTTGGTTCCAGCTGGTTCGTCGAGACAATCCTGCCAATGTGTTTGCTAATGGTGAACAAAAAGACGGTGAAATTCGTATCGGCGCAGGCGGTGATTATGAAAACCTTGATCAAACCGTGCATGATTTACTGCAAGCGATTCCAGCCCATAAGCGCATTGGTTTAGTCACTATTATTGGTGATGAGCTGTTATCCAAAGAAAAGAACAAGCTCTATGCCAAGCAAGCGCATACCCCAAGTGAAAAAGACAAGATCGAGTTAGAGCAGATCATTGAAACATTCGGTGGTTTGAAAGCGTATAAGGTGCCGTTCTTCCCAGAGCGCGGCATCTTAATCACCTCGTTCGATAACCTTTGTCATTACGTGCAATCAGGTTCAACGCGCACCTCGATTGAAAACAACGCCAAGAAGAAACGTGTCGAAGATTACCAATCACGTAACGATTGTTACTACATCAACGACATGGAAAAGATTGCCTTCTTTGAAGCGGACAGCATAAAGCTGGATAAGGTCAAAGACCCTGCAGTAGCAGCCGCTGACTTTGATGCGGATAACCCCGCACACTGGGTTTGGTCTTAGTCGGTTTTGAGTCAGTAATTTGAATCAGCAGAATTGAATGAAGCACTGGCTTATTACGGTAAGCCAGTCATTTACCAAACAGAGAGTTTTTTGAAATGAGCATAGTCAAACGAAATCAGCGTAAAACCCATGCCTCTATTATCGGTGTGGACCTAGCAAGTGGTCCTGATCAATCGGTCACTTCGACAGTGAAAAATGGCAAGGTTGTCGCAACTGAACCAAGCCGTGCCCAAGGCATCATGGAAGAGTTTGATTTTTTCAAAGTGGCAATGGAATCTGACCTTACTCAACTTAAAAAGTTTTCCCACATGGAAGACAAGCTTGAATACAAAGCCAAGGCCATTGAGAACCATCTATACCTGGATTATTTACGCCGCTATCAAGCGCAAGGTACAGACCACCAGAACATGGTGCTGGCTTGGGTGGTGATTTGGCTTGTTGACCTTGGCCACTGGAAAACCGCCTTTGATTTTGTTCCCTTGTTAGTGACGCAAAACCAACGTTTACCAGGGCGCTTTAGTACCCAAGATTGGCCGACCTTTTTGATAGACCAACTCTATGACGAAGGCGCTAAACACTTAAGCCAAGGTCGTGACGCCGTAGAGCGAAGCCAAGTGATTAACTTATTCACCCAGTTTATTCATTTGCTCGACACGCACCAGTGGCGGTTAAGTGAATTGATAGGCGGCAAGTTATACGCCATGGCTGCAAAGCTAGAACAAAGCGTATTTAACCTGGGCAATGCCTATACCTACGGCACCAAAGCAACCGCGTTAAACGACAAAGCGGGCGTTAAAAAGATGGTCAGAGAAATCGCCAACACCATTGGTAAAGAAACCGACCTTTAGTTTATTGGCAGTCTTTGTAAAAAGAATTGTAACAACTCTCGCGCCACCGGCTCGGCTGCGTTGGACTTATTCACAGTAGTGAAATGGGCTCCTTATCGCAGTGGCCAGAGCCGACCTATTAGAAGTGAGTGAAAGATGAATTTAGCAGGCATGCCACACGCAGAAGTAAGCAATGAAAATGTAGTCAACAACGGCTTTTATCCCGAACTGGGCACTGCTGAATTTATCACTGATTACGCGATAGCGACGGAGTACGCCAACAACATCGAACAGGTTAAACGCACATTAGTACTGGTCATGCTCGATGTTAATCAGGCACTGGCAAGGTATCGCTCACGTCATTGGCAACAGGTCGAACAATTACAAGATGTGAGCGTTGACGAGATTGATGGCGTAAATGCATTAATCCTCATGTATCAACGGGCAGTGTATTGCCGCGCTAAGGCCAAGTTGTTAATCAGTCGTCTAGGTGAAACGCATCGCGACCAACGCGCCGCACAGCAAGTGATGGCCAGTGACAATCAAGAATACTGGCTACAAGAAAGTGACATGGCCTTACGTCAAATGATGAAGGTAACGCGTTCAGGTGTTGAATTGATATGAGCCAAAGTAAATTACAGCGTTTAGTGCAGTACCTGGTATCGGCCACTTATAAGGGACGACATTTAGCCAGGGCTGGCGAGTTTGATAGTTGGATTGAAGGCGGACGTATTGAACACGCCAGTAAACGAATAAACGGAACAGGATTGCTCGCCGCGCGTTTTTATTACAGTGGTGTGATCAGCATTAACCCATGCAATGCGCCTGTTGAATTGATCGCAACCTATGTGAGTTTCTGGTTAATGACAAATGCAGAAAAAGACGACAGCCATGATGTGGAATTTAGCCTGGATATTAATGATGACAACAGCGCTGAAATCGAATTAACAATCGAGCGGTTCGCAGAAGATGTGATGCTAGTTGAAGACATGAACGGGCCGTTTGAATTGGAGTTTCAAGGCGAAACCAAGCGTTTTGATTTTGGTGAACAGAGTCTTTGGATTGCAGCGTCATTTGAGTTAGATGCAGAGAGTGTAACGGGGTAGAAAATGCTTAGTCTTGGTATCTCCACTGATAACGCGTTAAAACAATTAGACCTGTTAACACTCGATGCCAATAAGCGTCGCCGTATTTTACGCGGAGCAGGTCGACAAGTTAGGCGAGATACCAAAGCCCGATTAAAAGGGCAGAAAGGGTTATCCGGTACCAATTGGCAAGGCCGCAGTGATGGTCGTAAAAAACGCATGTTAAAGCGACTAGGTAAAGGTATCCAGGTACACACCACACCCAATAACGCGACGGTTACCTTTGGTAATAAACGGTTAGGACAAATAGCCAGAGCCCATCAAGAAGGGCTCACATTAACGCAAACGGCTCAGCAGGCAGCAAAAGCCTATGGCACACCTGATTACAATGCCAAGGCATCACGCAGGCAAGCGAAATCACTGCGTGACAGTGGTTATAAGGTCAGAAAGAAGCGCGGTAAAGGCTGGAAAGCACCGTCGCTAAAATGGATAACCGAGAATATATCCGTGGGACAAGCTGGTTTGATACTGCGTATTTTA